ATCGATTATAGTAAGGAATGTTTGCATTAACAAAAGCATTAACCGAAGTACCTCCCACTGCCACACCACTATTAAAATCTCTAATTATAGTCATAGTAGAAGCTGTGGCTGTGTTGTTGGATACAGCAGTAGATACGGAGTCTGAAATGTTATATGAACTAGGTGAAATAATTTCAGTAGTTCTTTTGAGCTGAATGCACGGTGTACTATTATCATCATACATATACCAATTAACTGATCCTCGTTGTCCAATAAACAATAAGGAAATCAACTGATGCATATTCATTTTAGTAAAATTGTATGCAAATGTAGAACCTGGTACAAGTGTGCCATTAGCTGTATTGATGCCACTAGGGTCATATCCTGCGTATTGAGGAACACGACTGAAAAATTTAGACATTACATTACCTCGCGAAGTTACTTCAGAAGTGTAATACACATTATGAAGTACTGGGCGATGCAATAAAGGTCTAAAACTTTTAAGGGTCTCACCAAAATGTACAAGATTCCTGTTAGGATCCTGCAAATTGCAAGAATGACCAGCAATGATATGTTTAGGCACCAAAGGGTATGAAACTTCATCACTTTGCAAAGCATATGGTGAAAGATTAAGAGCACCTTGGTTAGTGATTTTAGGTTGGGCTAGTTCAAAATTATCACCAGCCCTAACAAAAATCATAACAGGAATTGCTGTTGGTGAAGAAGGTCCAGATAAGGGGTTTACCACTCTCATAGTTAACAAACCATTAGCATCAGCAGAAGGCGACAAAGCAGTACCTGAAAAATTGTAATTTCCAGCTACATTGACTGATTTAAGAAATGTTGTTGCTTGCATATATGGCACAGTGATTTCAATATCTTGGTCGCACCCGATATCCACTATCTCATTAAAGACAGTGGTATAATCGGGCACGGTGGTGGAAATATCATTAACAGGATCAAAAGTAATTCGCACACGTCCCTTATGGAACTTAGTGCAAACAAATTTAAATCTGAAAACAATATCCCCACGCCAATGATTGAACATCTCAGATGTATAAGCCATGGGAGTGAAGTGGATTGGTGAAATAGAATTGTATTGATACACCAAATTGGGGGTTACTCGAGACACCATTGTTAAAGCATCTACTGCATCAGTAGAACTCAATATGGCATTACCGAGATAACATTCCCTTTGTGATATATATGAAATATCTAATTCATCAATACCAGATAACCCAACGGTTCTCGGATCAAGTGTTACCTCATTCTTAGGATCTACGCAGAGTCGATCCATAGGTGTAGAAATTTCACATGATGAGAATTGTGGGAAGGGTGCAGGTCGCATAAAAGCTACGGTGTCAATATTGGGAACATTAGTGTAACCAAACATCGAAGCAATAGACGACATTGCACTGGAGACAATAGATGTTGCTTTCATATAGGGTCCGATTAGAGGAATGTTTGATAACATCCCTGAAGCTTTCGAAACAGCCGAGGCCATTTGTGAAGGCTTATAGTCATATTCGTCACCTTGCAGCGCCAATTTTGTAGTAGGCGCATGAAGTTTAACATCTTCTGCCCAAGCATAGACATTAATGATAACTGAGGTACCAGAAACGCCTAGTGCAGACGTAAGATTTGCAAATAATACGGGTGTTATAGTACCCATGTCACGCATATCTTGCGCAGAGGTTAGGTTCAACCAGTTCTTATGGTAAAAGAAAGGCAATATTAACTCACCACCTTGATTAGTCTGTGGGAAAACCCAAACTTTAGGTTGTTGAGAATATTCCATAATCTCCGACCCTGTACTGATAGAATCTGTTTTAATTGTGGATCCGCGCAAATTCACTAAGGGGCTATAGCAAAATGCCATTGCCCCTGAATAAAAAGGAGACGCGTTAATCACAAACTTTAACTTAAGTTTACAGTTTATGAATGCATAGTTATTCACTTTATTCTTTATAGGAGTACTATTGAAGAACAAATGCCATGGATCCCACGTTGTGCCAGTTGTATAAGAATCTGTTTCCGCCCATGTGATAGTTTTAATCAAAACGGGACGAGACAAGAATTGAGCGAGCTCAACCGTATCTTGCATATCGTTAAGGTTAGTCACAGCGGGAGTTGATAAATCTTGGGATGTTCCGGGAGTTTCATCTAAAAATCTGGCTGTAACCGAAGTGGTTTCCTCGGTCACGGAAGTTGAACTAATTATTTCTTCACTCTGAAGTTCTCCAGAGAGGGCGAGCAAAGTCTCACCACCCTCCTTGTGATTCAAGCCACAAGGCAACTTTGGGTAGGCCACACGCACTACCGTGTTCAATTGGTTGGATATCAAATAAGAGCATGAGGGGATAAGCCTATATGCAATAATCAGTTTAACGTGTTTGATCAGTGCCACCCTCTTTTTGGCTTGGGAAGAATAACCCGAGTTCAATACTTCATGTACCTAGATCACCAATTTCATTGGAATAACTGTTGAATTGTTCAACAAGTGAATCCCAAGAAGGCAAAGGACACGTCATATATACGCTAAGATCATAATATTTAATCACTTCATTCATAAATGTTAATCGTTCCTCAAATCTTTCACGTCCATACCAAAAATATTCATGCATAGCTGTTTCTATAATTGACAAAGCTTGGATCTGAGCAGAAACACTTTTGCTCGCAACACACATTGTCAACATAGTGTTAATACTATCATGATCTAATGGGCAAACATAAGCACATAATTCATCGCTAAAAACCCATTTTCTACGCAAAAAAGATGCATCAGATATATTGATGTAAGGCACACTTTCCGAATGTTTATCAGCCATTGTAAACTCAATGTCAATAGAGTTTAAAACAGATTGGATTGTTGTGTGGTTAAACCAAGGTATTTCAGATGAGACATTCATAATCATATCATCACCATAAGTAATTAAATGACAATACTTTTTAAAGTCAACAATCTTTATATCTTCAGGTTTTAATGTATCAAACGCATACCTAATGTACAAGGAATTGGCCAAACTATTTATTATGACAGTCATAGGATGTCCTGAAGGATTAGAACCATAAAATCTGATAACATCACCATGAAAATCTACTAAAGGAAATGCTGTATCTTCAGCTATACACATTAAAATTTTAATTTCCTCATCAGACCAATTTGCATGTTTACAAACATCTATAATAATGTTGTATGCAGCAAGAATGACGGTAGATGGCATTCTCTTATCAAACTTTCCATAGTCGCCAGCAACTATACGATCGTCACCAAAATATGTTAAGTGGTGATACAATTTGTCCCATTCAGTGCTTTGAGCAATAATTCCAGGAGCAGCCTCAAAAAGATAGTGGTTATGTTGCAATAATTTTATAAAAGCAAGAGTGTATTTCCTCACAACTATACTCCATGCTAAAGGTGCTCCACAAAAAACACGTGTTTTAGCTTCTTTAATTTTAGAGAAAGCCAACGGTTTATCTTTAAGATGAGCTTTGAAAACAGGATTGCAAGTTTTACCTTGTGTATATTCTGAAATAATATGTACGACTTCATGCATAATATCATCAGAAAATGCTACAGGGTGTTGATACTCCGGTGTGGGTTCCAAATAAGTTATTAAACTTCTTTTACTCTTATTATAAGGAAACCCAGCACTAGTGTTTCTATTGATCTTGTCTATAAAGCGTAATCCTGGTTTACCATTAATAGCCGTAAAATCATCATACACATGCAACTCCTTAAGTTGTTGTTCATTTAGAGAGGAGATTATATCTGATGCAAACGCTTTAGCACACCCTGTTAATTTATCGACATCTATTTGTGTAACTGGTCGAACTAAATCCTTCAAAGCATTACGCCATGGTTGCCATCCATTCATAACGGGGGGCCCAGTTGTAATAGTGTAACCACCATGCTTAACCATATAATCACAAACATAAGTACGACTGACATTAGATTTCCCATCAGACCTGAATCCTTGCAGTGAACCTAATACCTCAGCAGTACCTTCTTGAATGTATCTCACAGGTGATTTATAATGCAAGAGATCTACTTCTGCACCATGATATTGCAAACCTGTTTCTCCTTTTGAAATAACTGGTATATGTTTAGACATAAATTCATAATCAAATGCAATACTATAAACCTTTGAATCTTTGCCTAAAAAATGCATTCCTAAGATGCATAAGCCTCGTGCACCTTGAGAAATTAACAAACTACCACAATCTCCATTCTTTGTAGGAACATCAACTGCACCAGACCACACGTTACCATTATAAGAACCGGGAATAACCTCGTAATCATAAACAGCTTTTATTTTATTAAGATTTTTAACGTCTTTAGTAAATAATTGGCCATCTTGTTTACGAGATACATATAACCCATCGAACCTTGCTAAGTAAGTTTCTTTAGGTATATATTCACTAATATCTTTCTTAGGTGGTAATTGCATCAATGTTACAAAACATATGTCACGTTCAACACATCTTTTAATCTGTGATTTAGACAACATAAAAGTGAAGCATGTATTCACGCCTTCTTGAATATTATTTTGTGTCACAGTTAATTCTAAAGGATAAATGTCTGGTAATATATGATTGTTAATAACATACACATGACCTTTAATACAAAATGCTTTAGCTTTACGTATCTTCACTGACTCGTTATCTGTAAATTTAACACTTATATGCACCAAATTATTAGAAATTCTAGAAATAAAAGTATCTATGTCAGTTTTACAAGATGAAAGTATAGTTGGTGTAACATCATCAACAGTACATTCATATGTATCACTATACCATACATTAACTTTTTCATTCTTAGATTCTGGAGCTACACCTGTAGAACTACCCACTCCTTGCATGTCACCTCCTAATTTACTTGGTATCAAATATTTATAAAGCTTATATAAACTTATTACACCAGAAATACCAACTAAAATTCGAGCTAAATTGCCTGGAGCAACTAGAGTTGAACTAATCTTATGACCTATGAGACGACATCCGTAACGTACAATTTTCGGGTGTGATAAAGCTTTACCGATTGCCATAAAAGTAAACTGATACCCCAAAATACGCCCTAATATCATATCAATAATAGGGCTTTGTAAAGCCAACCAAAATATCAACATATGAAGCTGTAACCAAAGTCTAAGAGTAAATTCACTCCACGTCCACGATAATGGATTTCTAGACCATTCCAAATATTTGCTCACCTTATCATTAACAACGTCAGCACTTTCACTTAAATAAGCAAGAGAATGATCACGCCACGCGGATGCATAATCTCTTATATAAGCGAAAGATGTATTTTCTTCAACATTATCAATAAATTCGGCTTGAAGTTGCATATTGTTGGAACAATGCACACACAAAGTAGAAGGTTTATTATGGGGACACAATTTAATATTCTTGAGTAAGTTGTCGTGTGCCATAGCTTTATGCTGAATACCATTTGTTTGAAAACTAATCTCATTAAACCAATCTATAAACAATGATATATCAGAAAAAACTTCTACTATTTTGAGTTGTGCAGTTTGACCAGTATTGCGCTTAATTGAAGCATCAGGTAAAACTCTCAAGATGGTAATAGTCCAATAATCAGGATAACTATCATCAGTGGTTTGAAGCTTTTCAGGCGCAATAGTGACACCATCGTTAGAATATTGTTGCTTTGGCACCAATCGTATAACAAACGGAAATCGTCTAGCAACAGCATAAGGACATGAAAAATAAGAATCTAAATTAAGATGTTCAGTATTAGTGGTTGC